CCTGCATTGTCGGACAAGCATAGAGCCAGCCGCCATCCTGATACGCCAACACGACGTAGTGGCCGTAGGTGGCAAGCGGTTGCTTCTTCCAGTAGTCGCGCTGCCACTTGGAGCGCAGATGGTCTGGCAGCACCTTCTGGCTTGCCTGAATGTTGAGGATCAGCGCGGCGCCATTCTTGACCTGATTGCTCGCCTCGCTCCAGTCGTAAACCGAACGTGTGTTCAAGCCAAGAATCTTGCCAGCCTTCACGAGCTGCGCGGCGGAAGTGCCTTCAGCGCCGGTAGGTGTGTCCACGCGCCCAGCCTGAGCGCAAGCAGCGTGTGCCTGCTTCGTGGTCGTCGGCAGCCCGACGTAGGTGGCACAGGTGGCGAGGCTTGCAGGGCCGCAGTCGTCCATCGCCTTTACGCCGAGACGCTCGGCAAGTCCGAGTTGCGAGCGAACGACGAGGTTCATTTGCCCTGCTGGATCATCCACGTTAGGAGCGCGCCCAGCCCGCCGACGCCAAGCAGCGCGCCAATCGCGCGGAGAACGGCAAGACCGCCCTTCATCTGGTCAATGTCTCGCGTCAAGTGATCAATCTTCTCTGACTGTGAATTCAGCCGAGCATTCATCAAATCAAGACGCTTGAGGATCTCATCATTCTGCGTAATTCGTGACGGCATTTACCTCACCTGTGCTAGTTGATTGCTCAGTCCGTATTGCGGCTTGTAGCTGAACGTGATTGTAATGATTTGGGTAAACGACCCAGGCTCAAGCGTCCAGTCTACCTGCTCGATGCGGTAGAGACCGCTCAAGCCAAGTTCGGCACAGGTGATGTCAACCCACTGCCCAGGCTGCCAGGAGTTTACTAGTGCGAAGGTGCTCGCGCCAGTCTGAGCGTAGCCAGCATTGAAGCCGTACAGGTTGTGCGCCGCCGTGCCAGCCCCACGCAGCGTGGCAAAGCCGCTCAGTAGCGTCGGGTATGCCTGAGCAAAGAACGACTTTGCTGCCCGATACGAATTGCTTCTATATCTGCTCGAAACGTCTGGCTCTGGAATATCGCCGTCAAAGTATGGCGCGCCAAGTCGGTCAGGGTATTCGTAATCTCTGTACGTCGTGATGATTGGTGCATACGCAGTCCCCGCATTGCTAAATCCGATTCCGGACTTGGTGGTGAGATGGTCATAGCCGATCTGGAGTCCATACGGCATCAGGGTTGCGGCCGCTGTTGTCGTATTTGGATTTGCAGTGCCGCTGCTGATGAGTTTGTACGGAGCCGTCGCATAGGTCGGCTTGGCACTTTCATCAACGCGGACATAGTTGAGATTCCCCTTGACGTCAACGAAGTATCGGCGAGGAATCTCGTCAAGCCCCTGGAACGTTTCGGCAACCGATTGCAGGACGCTTCTGATCCCGCCAGCCGAAACGTCATAGGCTTCTGGGTTGGTCAAGGAGGTAGAGCCGTCAATCTTGGTTGTGCCTGCCGTGTTGAGCAGCCGCTGGAACGCAGGATCAAATGACTTGACGTTGTCAACCGCCTTGAGGATGTCTTTGACGAGATCCTGCTCCGACTTCTGCTCAGCAATCGTGATTGAATAATCACCAAGCGTGCCAGCGGGCGTAACCATCGCCAAGCCGCGAACTTGAGCATTTGATGCAGAAAATCCTCCAGCCTGAATAGTTCCGCTGGCATACACCGTAATCTGTGTCCCGCTAGCAGACGAGTCCTCAAACACCCTATTGATCAAGTTTTCGTTGATAATGTCGGTTGCCGCTGTCCCGCAGCTAACTCCCTGAACGACAAGTGGGCCGCCCCCGAAGTTGCTGTTTGACGGAACGGTGATCGTAAAGGTTGTTCCAGATCCAGAAATTCCAGTTGGCGTGATCCATACATTTCCAGTTCCGGCTGTTGCGGTTCCAGTCGCTGAATAATTGAACTCGTTTGGCGAGGTGACGTTGATGATTGTGTTCGCCTGATCAAAGTTTCCTCCTGCGCCTCCACCGTTTACATAATCAATGGAGACCGTTCCACCACTGCTCAAGCCGTGAGATACATTCGTCGTGATGTAATTATCTGTATTCCCAGCAACGACTCGTCTGACCGCTCCGCCAATCTCAATAAATCGGCGCTGCTTGCCGAGCGTGTACACGAACACGCGGTCAAGAAGGCTTGTAACATCCTGCATTGAAACGTCCGCGATCACGCCCTGCCCAGATCCGTTGAGCCGTGCGTTGATATTGGAGACGACGCTCGTGAACAGGATGTCGCTTCCGTCTGCGGCTGGCGTTGTTCCAGTGTTTGCCTTGATCAGCCTGACCCGCGACTGATCTGGAATGAGAGTGAACCACGGGCCTTCTGGCAACACATCATCCTGCGCCACGGTGATTGAGCTGCTCGCGCCAGAGCCATCGCCGCTCAGCGCAAACTGCACCGAGTCCGGTCGGATGTAGAGCGCGCTGTCCTTTGCCGTTCCCGAATAATTGATGAGTGGATTCATCAGGTCATAACTGATGACCGCGCTCCCAGAGTCGGCCGTGCCAGCCGTCCCAGAGGATGTGTAGGTGAATGTCGAGCCTGACGTTCGCGTGACGCTGTATACGCCGTTCATTGAAGTGCCGGCAACGCCATCCGCAGACTGCATTTGGATGTAGGCGTTAGTGGTGATGCCGTGCGGCGTAGCCGTCGTGACGGTGACCGTGCCAGACGATCTAACGGCGGAGGCGATTGAGGCTACGTCAATCCAGAGTTGAAATGGAGCCGTCGCCACGGTTATTGCCGCCCAGGAATCGTCTGACCAGTCTGAGTCCTAGACTGAAGGCCGTAATACAGATCAAGACTGCTTGCAGCGTTTGTCCCAATGACGATGTTGGCGCCAATTGGTCCAGTCGGATACGGCGACATTCCGCCCCCGCCGCCTCCGCCTCTGCCGTAAAGACCGCCACCGCCAGTGAAGGTCGGCTGATTAGCCTGCTTGCGAGCAGTGCCGCCAAGCCGATCAAGCAACTTGAGCGCCTCTGTTGCAATGTCAATTACGAGCTTAATTGTGTCAATTACAAAGCCGAGGATTCCTACAAACGCTTCAAACAATCCACCAATAGCACTGACCGCAATTGCAAGCGGCCCGTCGCCGTCATCCCAGAGCGCAACAACAAGATTGCCAACCGCGCCAAGAAGGTCGCCAATCTTTCCAGCGACATCCCCGATTGCTGGACCAAGACGCTCGGCGATCGGCCCGACCACGGCAAGCACGGAGTCAACGAAACCTCCCTTTTCAGTGAGCTTGGCGCCAGCGTCAAAGATGACATCTCCAAGCGTGGTCATCAACTGCTCGGTGACTGGCAGAACGTTATCTGTAAGGAATCCAAGTGCCTCGGTAACGGCGGGAATAAAGCGTCCGCCGAGTGCATCCATCTGCTCGCCAAATTCAATCTGCGCCGTGAGCATACGACCGCTTACGCTGTCGGCAAGCTCCTCAGCAACAGGAAGAAACTTCTCGTTAGCCTGCGTCAAAATGTCGGTAACGGTGGCGCCCTTTTCAATAGGACCAATGAGCGCGGCAAGTCCACGTGTCTGACCATTCGCCGCCTTTCCGATGAGGGACATCACATCGGCCATATCTCGACCGGTGACCGAAGAGATTGCGGCGGCAGTTGCGTTTGCCGCGAGCAGTTTGTTCTGAGACTTGAAGAATCGTGAGCCGACTTCTAGCCCAGCCCGCACATCGTCGTCGGTCTTACCAAAGCGTTGAAATGCTTTGATCTGCTCCTCAATCTTTGGTCCGATCTTGTCCAGCTCAAAGCCACGCGCCTTGAGCGCGGCTGTGGTGAGAATTGTTGAACGCTGATCCTCAATGGCGCCCTTGATGCTTGACGCAACAAAGCCAGCAACGGCAGTTGCCGCAACGACAGCACCTGCAGCAATCGCCTTGAACGCGGCGCCTGCGGCGCTCTTGAGCGTCCCCATTGATTTGCCAATCCCGTTGATGACGCCGGAGGCGGCGTCCTTCGCCGAGATGACGAAGTTGGCAGAGCGATCAGACCCGAATGCCATTAGCGTCTCCCTCGCTTGAACTTCAAGATCGTGTTCCTGAAGGTTTCGTTATTGAAGAACGCCTCCACTGTCTTCGCATAGGATTCTACGGCACGCGCTTGGTGCGTTGCGTTCTTTGCGATACGCATTACGAACGGATTGGCTGGCACTGCCTTGACCGCCTTCGGTCCGTTCTTGGTCTGGCGCACTCCACTAATTCCACTGGTAACAAACCAGCGATACCACGCTCCACCACTCGTGGCTCCTCGATTGCGTCCAGCTCTCGGACCGACGACGGCGGCAGGCGTGTTGAAGCGCGCACGTCGTGCGGTGACCGCCTTGCGAAGTCGTCCTGGATTCTTGGTTGTGCGCCCGACTGGAGCCTCGGCGCGCATCGGGTTGACCATCGTGCGCGCAGCATTGAGCGCAGCGATGTTCAGGAGTCGCTTGAACGCGGCAGGATTGCTCCCCTCAAGGAAGCCGAGACGCAGGTTCTCGTACTGCTGATCTGGCGTGAAGCTGAGCGTCAGCGAGGCGTCGGACTTAGCGGCCACGGTGCTCCTTTGGCTGAAGGTCGGACATCAGCGTGAGTGCGCGCAAGAAGTCTTGCGTCTCCCATTCTAGAACCTCGTGAGGCGGCACGTGGAACTTCTCGCCAATGAGGTGCGCTGCGATCAGCGGGTGCGGCGCAATTGAACGACCCGCCGCCAGCCGCTGGGCGTCGAGCCTTAGCGAGGGGGGAGTGCTGAGACTGCCTCCGACCACTTCTCCACAGTCTGCGTAAGTGCGTCCATTGGCGAGTCAATGATTGTCTTGGCTGGCTCACCCTCGTCCGTCAAGAAGTTGTGCTTGACGATTAGGCGCTCAACCGCGCGCATTGCGCGCTCGGCGTCTCCGCTTTGGAGATCAATCAGGATGCGTGCCGGTACGCCCTCTGCCTTCATCGTGGCTTCCCAGCCCTCAAACGGAGTTGCAAGGCGCACCTCGACCGTGCGGAACGACGGCTTACTCTGAGTCATCTACTCCCCCTCTCCTGCCGATTTACGGCAGAGTTGCTAGATCGCTTGTCGTGTAAATCCTGAGCGACTTGGCGCTCGTTGGATCGTAAACCAGCGTACCAGTCACGGCCATCGTCGTTAGCCCATCCTCAGCTCCAGACATCTGCTGAACCTCGGTCGGAACGACCATCGCCATAATGTGCACCGCATACGTGCCATTGCTCCACGTCAGTCGCACGCCGCGCGGGGTCGCCGCACGATACGCGTCGTACCACGTGCTCACCGCGGATGCGGTCGAGGAGACCGTCATCGTCAGCGTGCCGGTGAATGGGTTGCTCTCGCTGTGCGTGCTGAATGTGGTTGTGCCTGCGAGGTACGCCTGCCGCGTGATGCCTGCGTTGAACTCCAGTGAGAAGTCAAGCAGGTACTCGTAGGCAGTTCCGTCAGCCGTGCCTGGGAAGGCTGTGCCGTGCTGATAGGCGTTCCAGAGTCGCCCCGCCATAAACGGCGAGGTCGGCGTGCCTTCGGCAAGCGTCGCGCTGTTCTTGGCGACGTTCTGTGCGAACAGGTTTGCGCTCAGGTTGGTCAACCCGCTGCGGTCAGCCGCAATCGTGATTGACTCAGCCAAGCAGTAGTTGACTGCGTACTGCTGCACGCCATCAGTTGCGACGAGCGTGTAGGACTGCGGCGCGTTTGCCGCCGTCATCGAGTAGTCGTAGTCCCACGCATACGGTGAAGCGGTGCCAGATGTCGCCGTGCCGCGAGTCATTGAGAGCCAGATTGGAAGTTCGCCAACGCTCACTGCTGGAACGGTCGCGCTCAGGGTTGGCTCAATGGAAACGATGGTGCCGGTCGTGGAGATGAGCGGATTGCGGAGCGCAACGCTGCGCTCGGCTCCAAGCTCAATCGTGACGCCGTCGGTGATTACGCCAGTTGGCGAGACGAGCATCTTGCGGCCGCCGCTTGTCAGCGTCGGGATGGTGCCTGGCGTCGCCTCCTTGAAGGCGACCAGTTTGCTGAACAGGACGTTTCCTGCGGATGCGGCTGGCATTATTCGGTCTCCTTGTCTTCAGCCGCAGACGCGGCACGCTTGGCAATCCCTGCCGCAATCCAAGCTTCTGCTTGAACCGCAGGTGCGCTGATGATACTACCGTCGAGCGGCAACCCAGCCACGAACTCCCCTTGTGGGAGAGAGCCGAGGACGTGCTGCACGAAGATGCGACTGATCGGCTTATAGGTGAGTGGCTTCTTTAGTTCAGGCACTTGTTCCAATTGCCTCCACGCACGCAATTTCCACCGCTGCGGAGATGGTCAAGAAGTCTTGATCTCCCCAGGTGTCGGTTCCCATTGTAGTGCTTACCACGCTGGCTTGCGCCACGCCGCTTGTGTTGCCAAGCGTCACGCCGTCAATGAAGGCGTCGCGGAGCCACGTGCGCCACGTCATCAAGTCTTCGTACTTGCGCGCAAGGTCAGCTTGCGGCATCAGGTAGATCGTCACATTGAGCGTCAGCGTGATCTGGCGATTAGATGCCCCATAGCCGATCGTGTCGTCGCCAGGAATGATGACCACGGCTGGAGCCACGGCCAGATTGTCCGGCGGATAGGCGTGGACGGCACGAAGGTTGTAGCCAATTGGCGCAGGCGTGTTCAGGAGATGATCCCGAAGTCCCTCGATAACGGTCTTGTCAGAGAAACTCATTTGAGCAACGCCGCAATCTCTTGCTCAGTCAAACCAAGCGCAGCAAGCTTGGCAAATGCAGATTCTCGCTCTGGATTTGCTGTTGGAGTTTGTGGTCGTTCTGGCGCAACCCATTGCCCATCAATGCGCCTCCACTTACTGCCAACTCCTTCTGGCGCAAGTTCTACGGTTGTTCCGTCTGGTGGCGACCACAGTGACTCGCCGTCCCAGACGATTACGCTTTGCACTTCCTCATCCTTGATGATCAAGTAGTTTTGCATTTCAACTCCAATCAAATGCTAATGACGAGGCAGTATGCCGATCCGCCTGCTCCGCCAGCAGCACCAC